TTCTTGCCTGTTTGCGCCAAAACTCATGTGCATCTACGGCTCTTTGAAAGTCCTTCTGCTTTTGTTCTACACTCATACCGTCACCTTACTTTCGCCTTGGCCCGAATCTGCGAGGGGCAACCTCTGTAACTTTACGGTGATCTTCCTCCACGTCCATCCTGCGAGAAGGAGGGAGCGCCTCGGCAGGAGCAGGAGGTGCGCCGGAAGGAGTCACCGCCACATTCTCTACCGCTACATCTGCCGAGGGGAGGGGAACGACTTCAACCGGCATCGAAAACGCCAGCGGTACAATCAATCCAATCATTTCATGCGCTCCTACATATATCGGCTTGCCATGCTTCGGCACAGCTTTCACCGTATTCATCCCTTTATGAACTATGCGGGGGATAACCTCAAGCTTATCTGAATCACCAAAGAAAACCCCATCCGTCTTGACTTCAATCTCAATATTCGCTCCCTGGACATATACCGTCATGTCCTGCTTCATTACAACGCTTTCCAACTTACTCCATCCTCCTTATCGTCTATGTCTGACCAAGCATCTCGCTTTTCTTTCTTCTTAACCATCTCCGGTCTGTAATACCTTGCCATCAGGAGATACCTTAAACTGTCACACAAATGATCCTCACCTGTCGTATCCACATCTTCAGGTCTGTTCTTGTCATACGTCTGCATCGGAAGTGTTCGTATCAAATGCCTGCACGTTCTGAACACCTTTATCTGCCTATCCTTCAAACGGCTATGCACCTGAAGCCATCCATTGATTCTGTCATTCTTTGCAGGCATCAGTTGAAGCGGGCGCATTTCCTCTGCCACACTCTTCCCCTTCTGCTTCGCCCACATCGCAGGGTCTGCCACCGCCATATACAAAGGTTCCTTATACACCCTTATCTTCCGTGATACAATCGCCGGAACCTCCTGTACGCCTGTGTCAGGTTTTCCCTCCACACATCCGTATAATTCCCTGTAAATGTGTATGCACCCATCATAGTCAACCGCCCCCCAAAGACAGGCATACGGCTTCGTATATCCCCAGTCCATCGCAAATATCCTCGGCCAAGCCTTCGGTATCTCGAACGGTTCTTCTACATGGTCTTCCTCACTAAACTCCGAGAACACCTGCCCGAAGAAGATGTTCCAGTCCCCATCCAAATGTGCCTTCCGCAAATGCTCCGGAAGCGCCTTCAGCACATCAATGTACTCAGGATTCGTTTCCATCAGAACCTTGTTGTCATACACCTTCGCCTGTATGAACTGATAATTCTCCGGTACTTCACCCGCCCTATACTCCCTGTCAATGAACAACCTCTTGAAGTATCCATGTGACTCACCACCAGGGTTCATCGTGTAGTACGCCCTCGGAGAAAAGTCTGTACGGGTACTCCGGTTACAAGTCAGGATAAACTGTACCCACGCTTCTTTGAACGCTGTCGCTTCTTCAAACCCTACTGCATCATATTCCTGCCCCTGATACTGAAGCATATCCGAATCGCTATCGCAGTACCCAAGTTTCAACCTTGCCCCATTCGCAAAGGTAAAACTCTTCTCATCCGAATTGTACTTTGCCGTTCCCTTCAATAACGTCATAAGCGGAAGTATATGATTCTCCCGCAGTTCAGGCAACGTCCTTCTCAAAAGCAAGCACTTAATCCCATCATAGCGAAGGCACAAGCCCACTATCTTCATCCGCATCGCCCACGACTTACCGCCGCCTCTTGCCCCTCCATACGCTATATGCCTTGCACTCGCTAAGAAAAACTCTTCCTGCTTATCACTCATTCGAGATAAGTCTAACTTGAGCATTGAATCTCCTTACATACTTTATGAACATAGAAGTGTTGTTAATAATATAAGAAGAGGAAAGGCTTTAGTGTGTCTTTAGTGGGGATTTAGCAAGTGTATATATGGGGAATCTTTAGGAAGGATAATGCGAGTGTATATAACAAGTTGTAGCCGCTCGCCATCGTGCCACCCCAGGAAAACCCATACCCCCACGCCTACCCTGCTACAATCTGCCTGATCAATCCGTCGCATCCAATAACTGACATATATGTATATATTATCTATATACTTAACATAATGCCCATTATCGGAACAAGCCTGGCTATTCAGTTAATCGCTTGATGTCAGCCGGTAGTTGGTATGATACAGTACTGTTAACGTCAATCTTCTGCGTATCAGACCAACCGAAGTTCTTCAGTCCAAATATAGGCCCAGCAGGATTCTTCGATGTGTAAAGTTGTCTTTCGGCGTATTCTTGGCACATAAGATACGCTTTTTTTATCGAAGCGGAAAATTCGTCTCTTTCTTGATAACTTTTTAATGTTTCAACTTCGCAATCAAGCCATAAAGCTAAGCCTGTAATAGTAAAAGGCATTTCCTTTTCTCTTCTATACTCAAAGTATTCATTTATCTTTGTTTCGATCTCATTTGAGTCTTGAAACTTAAGCGGTCTACCTCCTGGCATAATGTTAACCTCCTAAAAGCATATAAAAATAGAGTCTTATCGACTCATTATCGCTTACAATCTTATATACTCTATACTCTTTCACCTGCTCTTAAGCACTTAAGCACTTAAAGCCCGTTATGAGTATCTATTACAGTATAGAGTTTTAAGCTGTTTAAGCGTATCTATCAACCTTTCTTATATAATCTTAAACTATCTTACTCACTCGTCAATTACTCGCTACGCTCGTATTGACTCGTAACGTGCCGTTACTCGTAACATTCTTTTTATTTTGTGTAATTCCTTCCATCCATAACGCTATCCCTCAACGCTTATATTATAAGGCTTTTCGGCGTTTTGCTTATTTTTCGTCAAATATTTATTAAAAATGAGACTTTCGTCCTACGAGGTTGATTTACCGCCATTGTTGCCTTTGGCTAAATCACGAAACATCATATTGTATATGGGTTTGCAGGCGTTTCTTGACATTCTATTTTTTACCACAGGAATAAGTTTGTCTTATTATCGCCGAACCCTTATTTTATGTGGTGTTTGATGCTGTTTGAAAATATTTTTAAAAAAGTATTGCAATCTGTCTTGCAATACGCTTTTTTTTGTGATATGATGAAATCAAAAAAAACAAAAAACGGAGGGTTACCAATGAAATTGCAAGACATTGTATTACAAGCAGGTATTACAAAAGTTTTTGACCGATGTGACTCCGACGAAACAACTGTTAACAACGATTTATTAAATGGGGCAAAGTGGAGGATTGAAACGGGTCGTTATATCAGAATATATGTGCAGCCGGCAGGATGGCACGAAACCTGCGTATTAATTGGAGGAAAATAATAATGTGCAATCACATATGGATTAATGATATCGGACAGGAAAACTTAGGATTATACTGTCTGAAATGTGGCAGGACAGAAAAAGAACTGGCAAAGTATAAAATTACAATCGACGGATACGATTATTTCGCTACGTCAATGAAAAATTTATTAACAATTTTGCCTGCTCCTAACACTTATAAATGGCAATACTTTGTTAAGGCGAAAAATGGGAAACACCGACTGGCTGAGTATAAAAATGGGGCATGGAAAATTATATAAAAATTGTAATCAAGCAAGACAGAAGGCTAAAAATAAACATTAAAAAGGAGTGCTAACAATGACAAGAAAGTTTTACGCAGCACACAGTAATTATGGAAAATGCACAGTCGACAGCCTGAACGGTACGGCCTGGGATTACATCAAGGCTTTTGACAGCAAAAAAGACCGTGACAATTATGTGTCAGACAATGCGAATTGGTTCTGCATCACGGTAGCAGAATACAGTCAGCGCAAGAATACTTTGACGAAATGGGGAAACACAGACCGAATCATTTAAAAGCCGAAGCAGGCATAACATCGCAGGCCACACGCCCGCAAGGGCGTGAAATGCGGCAGGCATAGTTGGTAGCCGATGCCGTATAAAAGGAGGAAAAAAGAATGTATATAAGCGACGGTAACAAAAAAATGTCGTTTGCAACGTGGTCTTTGCCAGCACAAAAAACGTGTCCAGGATGTACGGCTCAGTGCAGCGCAAAATGTTACGCTAAAAAGGCCGAACGTCAATACAAGACGGCAATGGCATCGAGAGTGCAAAACCTAACTGATAGTCAATCGGAATTATTTGTCGGCGCAATGATCAGCGAAATCATCAAGTCAAAAGCGGTCAAAAAATATGGTATGTTTCGTATCCACGAATCGGGCGATTTTTACTCGCAGGAATATCTGAATAAATGGATTGCTATCTGCAAAAAACTGCCGAACGTAACATTCTTGGCCTTTACAAAGTCCTTTCAGCTTGACTTTTCCGAATGCCCGAAAAATATGCAAATTGTATGGTCTGTTTGGCCCGATACCGACATGAACGCATTGCCGAAAACAGGCAAATACAGTTATGCAGGTGATTGCGTCCCCGCCGATAAAATTGTCATCGAATGCGTAGGACACTGCGACAACTGCGGCATATGCTGGCAGCTTGATGCGAACAAACATATCGACGGTGTGCACTTTGAAATCCATTAAAAAAGAAACAGCCAACCCTGCCAGGTCAGCTGCTTCAGTCACAACCGCTTAACATCTCACAGAAAAGCAAAATGCGACGGTTAGATTATAACACAGTTTAGCCGTCGCAGAAAGGAGTCAACATGGACGGCATAACCATCATCATCTACTGCGGCGTGATTGCCGCACTGATAACAACAGCACTGCGAATCACAGAATAAATCCCTCTGACGAGTCGTGGCAGATTGCGACGAAACCGGCAGCAGTGCCGGTCAGGGATAACAAGAAAGGAGGAAAAGAATCATGCCGTTAGAATACAAAAAAGCCGCACAGGAACTTTCCGAGGCAATCCATGCGAAGCAGTATCACAAGTTTGAGCCGCTGCTTGAAATTATCCACAAGCATGGTGGGCAATACGCATCAGGTGCATGGTGTGCAGTTATCAACTTATACCGCAAGCAAGGACTGCTGGACTAACCACCACGCCGCACCCTGCCCGGCATATAATAGGCAGGGAATGAAAGGAGTGCTAACAATGACAAACGCCGAAATTAATAGCATGATTCAAAAGCTTAACGAACGCCTGAACCTGTCAATAGCGTGTCAGTTTGTAGCTGAAATGCATCAAGACGATGCTCCGAACTTTGCAGACAGAATCGCTGTATGGGACGATTACGAATCTGTTGTATGCGATGAAGCAACATTTCGCAAGGCTTGCAAGCATGCAAAAGATTATGACCACGCATGGCAACTGTTTGACGGAAGATAAGGAAAGGAAGTGGAGAGAATGAAAGAAAATTTTTGCAAAAAAACGAATTGGATAAAAAGAGTAAACCATGTAATAAAAGAAGATGACAGAAAATGGGTTAATATATCAGAATGCGGCTGTCACTTTGAAGTAATTCCTTTAGAATCAGAAAAAATAATTTTACCGTCGTTCCCTAACATTCCGCACATTGTAGCAAAAACTAAAAATGGATGGAATGTATATAATTGCATAACAAGAGATAGATGGATAGAAAACAGACCGACAAAAGAAGAAGCAATAGAGAAAACAATAAAAGCATCTAACGCGCATTTTACAGACATAAACCGTTTAACTCGAAATGGTATATTTGCAGAACAATTATTTGCATATAGTTTATACAGTGCATATATGCGTCGGTGTGGATGCTCCGTGCAAACCTATATTGAAAGGATGTAATTTATGTTGCACAATAAAAGCTGTTTTAATTGTATATGGGAAGATCGCTGGGAAGAATACGGACAAACACTAAACACTTGCCAAAAACCTGAAATAAATAACAAAAAATGGGGAGACCCATCAACAGGATGTTATGAGCAAAACATAAAGGAGGACGCACAATGAAACCACAAAAAGGAAAGGAGTTGGAGAGAATGAAACGCAATGACATTTCAGGGTTTACAATCAAACTCGGCAGATACTCTCTCGAAGTCGTAACAGTTTGCAATGTTCCCCGTTGTATCGCTTTATCAGTTGGAGTAAAAACACTATGGAGGCTTGAAGCATGAAACCCCAAAAAGAACTCACCCACAACACCAGCATTAGGTTGACTGCAAACGATCTGCAAAACCTTTACGAAATCCAGGACACCACCGGCGAAACAATGGTTGAATTGCTGAAGCGGCTGCTTGAGGCAGAGGCGAATAAATTGAAAGGAGTGAAAGGGAAATGAAAGTCAAGCAGATTATTGACAAGCGGAATCAGACAGCAGATATTGAACTTGAAGATAGTACATGGATTTGCGCTCACGGCGATGGAACAGCGACAGATGAAAAAGGAAATTCTTGGACAGAAACAGAAACAGGATGGGAAAAGGATTAATTCAATAATAAACACTCAACCCCATGCCTGCGAGCATGGGGTTTTTTCTGTGCCTATTCGCTTTTCAGCTAAACTTGCGTCCACACATCGGGCAATACTGTATTTTCGCATACAATCTTTCGATTCCGCATACGCTTTCAAACCATCCATACGAAAACAAAATAGTTGAACTATCTTTTCGATATTCTATGCCTGTTTTTACGCCGGACGATTTATCCGCAGACATTAAAATTGGCGTATTGTTTACCTTCCTGCAATATTCGCACCCTTTTATCGCACCTTCACTTCCTTCCCCAGTCCTTCCAGTGCCTTTCTCTTTAACCAGTTGGCGTCATTGCTTAATTCTTCTGACCATGCTTTATTTTCTCCCGTTAACGTAGCACCTTGAAGTTGTGCTTGAATTTTAAAATATTCTATAGGGTCTGCAATAATTTTCAGTGCAGTCTGATATTGTTCCCGCAATTCGCGTTCTCGCACGTACTGCTTAGCAAGTGCATTATTTTGGAGCATAAGCCTTTCCCTGCTATTCTTTTCATCTTGCAATTTTTGCTCTGCTTTTTTATATTTGCTGTCCAAATAATCTTTATCAGATTGAACTCCTCGCATTAACTCTTCGACCTGTTTTTCCATGAGTTCTATTTCAGACAACAATTCCCCGACGGCACAACAACCGCACCATTCACAGTTATTCCCGACAAGTTCTTTTAATTCCAGCATTCGTTCTGCTTCAATCATTTCAGCTTCACTTCCTTCCCACACTTGTGGCAGATGACTGCTACACGCTTCCGCAGTTCAAGACTGTACGGAATTCGCACATACCTGATTTCGTATTCGTGATTGCAGAATAGTTGTTTGATGAAGTTCATTCTGTTTCCTCCTTTGTTTCTTTTTGCAATGCAATACGCCGAGCAACAGACTTTGATTCAAACTCGTCAGGATATAACGCTTTTCGGGCGATTGATTTTGTATCTGCTTGCATAGTTGTTCTTGCAATCTGCTCAAGCGCAGGCTTCAGTCGCTCAATCTCTGCCTGTGCTTCTAAAAGTTGAGTTATAAGATGTACCTCTGTTTCTGTCCGTCCACAAATCCAGCATATTTGTCGATAAGCGGCTCTATCAAGTCCTGTTGATTTAGGTTTTCCAATAACAAACTTTTCAAACTGATGTTCACAGTCCATCACTTCTCATTCTCCCTATCCAGTTCTGCGAGTGCCTTCTCTGCGGCTTTCAGAACCTTTCCATATTGAGCGTGAAAATCTAAGTACCCGCCTCGCTGGCACCTAACCATTTCTCTCGCCGCTTTAACCACCTTCTGCTGCGATTCGATTACTGCGATAATTGCTGCAAACTCTTCCGTCAATATAAACCCTTTATTATCAAGGGTTTTTAGTAGTCCAATCGCCTCTTCCGCTTTCATTCTTCGCCGCCTCCCTCAACATTTCTTCCCTTCCACCTCGCATCATCTCTGCACCTTCATGCTTCGCTAATTCGTAGCGGATTCGGTTGAGTTCTTTTTTCTGTGCAAGAATTGTGTCGCAAGCGTCTTGCAATCGCAGGTCAAGTTCGCTGACTGTTT